ATAAGATATTACAAGAAGATCTTGATTACATGGAACTTAATGTTTCAGGATTAGTTCCAACTGCAACTTTTACTGTATCAGATTCTTTAAATAAGTTTACAGATATTGAATATCCATTGGATGGTACAGTGGTTTCGTTGTATCTTAAGCCAAGACCAATGAACGAATACCGACCGATTCGAGTTGATTTTGATATATTAAGAATTTCTTCGAATCCTGCAGTTCCTGCTAGTGAGGACTCGGATGCTATTCCACCAACATATACATTTACATGTATCATGAAGGTTCCTCTGTTGTTTGCTGATGTTATACAAGGATTTGATGCCGGTAATTCATTTGACCATTTATTAGAATGTGCTGAAGGATTGGGACTTGGGTTTGCATCTAACGAGGATTCTACTGATGATTCTATGCCGAGAATCGTTGCACAACAAGGTAGAGATGAATTCATTAATCAAACTACATTATCGGCGTATAAAGATGATGAATCGTTTTTTGATAGTTATATTGATCTTCAATATTATTTGTGTTTTGTTAATGTGAACAAGCAATTTAGTGAAGAGGATGAAATGGAAACTGTTAAAGCAACACCACAAGTTGATGTTGAATTACAAGTTAATTCTGATCAAATGGGTGAAGATGGTTTCGAGGCTAGTTTAAGATTAAGTAATGGCCAAGATGTTGCTGGTTCTAATTTATCGATAGCTTCATATAATCTAGTTAACAATAGTGGAGATATATGGCAGACTAATGGTTATGCCAGGCAAATTAAATATTTGAACTTAAACGAGAATAATAACGGTGGACCTACCGGTGGATTAGAGAGCTTTATGATTACTCCATTAAATACACCAGGTTCCGAAGAAAATAGAATTCCTTTACGAGGTAGAGCCGACGAAGATTATTGGCAAGATAATAATAAGATCAAGTATTTAGGAAAACAGCCATCAGAAGATTTTGAAAATGTTCATTCTAATTATATGTACTCTATTGCTAATAATCTTGGCAATAACGATGAAATAAATAAGATGATACTTGAGGTTGAATTAGATGTAGTTAACTGGTCGTTATATAAGTATCAGCGAATTCCAGTAATCATCTATACCGAAGGTGAGGTTAATAGCAAATCATTGGAGAATAGAGATTCTCAATTAGGCGACGATATTCAACCACAGGCCGCAAAAGATGAAGGTGGCGATGAAACTAAATATGATGGCCCAAATCAACAAGTTAGAAATGAATTTTTGACTGGTTACTACGTGATCTCAGACATCCAATATAAATATAATAAAGAGACAACTAAAATTACACAGGCATTGAAATTATTACGAAGAGAATGGCCGATACCTGCGAAAAACAAAGATAATTAATGGCATCATTTCAACCATATACAGATCCGGCAAAAAATGCTTTTGTTAAGACAAATTTGTTCTTTACTGATAATGCCTTTTTGCAAACACAAGATCCTACGGTATTAGGATTCAAGTTATTCTTTAACTTTGATCAGCCTAATTCGGGATTGTTGTGGGGTTCCGGTATGGCTGAGCCTACAGATGCTCCAATAAACACCGCTTTGTGGTTTTTGAATAAGATCGGTGATACGCAAAGGGCACATTATCTTAGAAAATTTTTGTACTTATTACATGGAATAAACAATCAAACTCCATGGTATTTTCAGGAAATTGGCGGATTAGCCGATGCTTGGAAACGTGATTTAGATAAGCCGCTATTAGTAGATAAGAAGATAGAAATAACTTGTTTAGAATCGATTGATTTGCGGGTTACCGCCTTATTAGATTTATATCGTAAAGCTTGTTTTGATTGGAAATATCGCCGAGAAGTAATCCCTGTTAATTTAAGACAATTTGATTTATTAGTATATGTGTATGAAGCTAGGTTTATACAAAACCCTAATGATATTGCATTAACGAACGATACTGCCGATGTTGAATATGGATTCGGTGGTAATTTGCAAGGAGATTTAAGTCGAAGAGCGGCTGAAGCTACTGGAAGATTAACCGGACCTAACGAAACCCTTAATGATCCTAATACACCTAATGTTAATGTAACTTTAGGGGTTCCTATGAGTACAACTAGAAATATGTTTAGATTTAGTTTCTGTGAATTCGATCACATGGAAGCGGATCATTTAAGCGCCATTTCTAATTCGGCACCGGCTGATGCTAAACAGAAAATTGTTATCAAATATCAAGACGTTGAGGAAGTTAATATGTATAATTTCTGGGATCAAAATCTTGTTTCGGATGGATGGATTCCTTCGTTAGATAATGCGGCATTAGATTCGACGATCGCGGTTGAACCGGGAGTCCCTCAATCAATGCCTAATAGAATACCAGATGACCGTGGTAGAATAGGAGCTTTCTTAGATAATTTGCAACAACAAGGACAATCAAAATTAGATCAAATTAAGGGTGCGATAAGAGATGCAACTAATTTGGATAATATTAAAGAAAACGCGTTTGATAGAGCTGAAGATTTTATTGAAGGTCAATTAACTCGATTATTTTTAGGTAACGTATTTGGATTCAGTGCTGCAGACTTAGCCAATCCACAAAAACTCGTAACTAAAGGTCTCGATGCTGGTAGGTCTATCGTTAATGATCGTAGATTTAGAAGCGTTTCTGGGGATAACGTATATTCAACACCAAGTCCGTCAAACGCTAATGTTGATCCTCCTAATTCACCTAACGATAATGTTTATTTTGAATAATGCAAATTAGTAGAAAAGATTTTTTCGTAGACAATGTTAGAGACGGTAATTATTGTGGTACCGTAGTAGATATTGAAGATCCGCTTCAAATAGGCAGAGTTAGGGTTGAGGTCTTCGGATTCTTTGATGGATTAGATCCAACTCTCATTCCATGGGCTACACCAGCTACATCAAATACTGGTGGATCCGATACTGGTGGTGGGTTCTTTTCAGTCCCAAAATTAGGATCCGTAGTTGAAGTGAAATTTGATAACGGTAATATATATAGCCCATCGTATACGTTTAACCAGAGGATCTCAGATGAACTTAAGGAAGAGGTTTCGTCATCATATACGAATGCACATTCAGTGATATATGATACGGTTACTGAAGGATTTGTAAAAGTTTACTTTACTGAATCTAAAGGATTGATGCTCGATTACAAGGGTAGTCAAATCAATATAAAGCCTGATAAATCAATCATAGTTCAGAATGCATCTGGTGATGGTATTTTCGAAATGCTAGATGATGGTACGATGAATATCACTCAAGCGAGTATGATAAATATTAAAACGGATGCAGATGTTAATGTTGAATGTCAAAATGCAATTATAGACCATGCATCATCAATAGAGTTAGGTAAAGGCGCTACTGAGCATCTTGTACTAGGCGAAAAGATGATGAGTCTATTTAATAGCCATACGCATATTGGTAACTTAGGGGCTCCAACATCTCCACCGATGCAACCGATGACACCTAGCCAATTAAGTCAAAAAGAAGTTAAAACTAAATAATAAGAAATGCCACTAGTTAAAGCAACATTAAAAGCGGGAATAGAATCAAAATTAAAATCTGAATTTAAGAGTTCAGCGATAAAAGAAGCATTGCGAAAGCAATTGGATGGTGGACCTTTGAATGGAAAATCTTCTGGCGCAAAAACTATCGACAAAGCTCTAACTAATATTAAGCTTAAGGCTGATGCGCTATCAACAGTATCTGCAGGACCTTTATCAATTGCTAATGGACCGATACTACAAAAGGTATCTGCAAACGAATGGGCAAACGGATTAGCCGATGCTATATGTGAATGGATGTCAGAAGAAATCGCTCCTATTATAGCAGAGACTGTTGCGGATCAGGTTGATACTTTCGTAAAATCTGGAACTGTTGTTACCACTGGATCCGCAGCTGCACAACAAGGATCGGTTACTTAATTATCAATCCACTCACTATATACTAATATAATAAAAATTTTCGAAAGAAAAAAATTTTTTGACAAAAATTTTAGAGATATATACTATATTATTACATTCACCCTTTAACACAAAAATAAATGTCAGTTACTACTACAGTACAAACTACCCCGGTCGGTGAATTTGATTGGGAAGCTTACGAAAACGAGGATCACAAAAGAAAGCTTAAAGGCAAGGGAAAAAACATCGTTGCCAGAGATCCAGAATCACAAAAATTTTACGATTTAATGTTGCAATCCATGGAAAGGATTGTGACTCCAGTCAAAGACTCTATCGTCGAAGCCAAGATTATTCATGTTGGCGATCGATACGCTTATGCCGATATCGGATGGACCGAGGATGCTATTCTTGATATGACTCGAGAAGATAAGCAATTCCACGAACTAATTGTACCTGGTAATAAATTAGAAGTTATTGTTAAACGAGCGGATTTGTTAAGTTCAAAGGGAGATGTTGAAGTTTCTTATACCGACGTTGTTTCGCATCTTAAATATCGTGAAATATACGAATCAATAGGAGAACAAGTTGCATATTTAGCAAGAGTCAAAGAATTAATTCATGGTGGATATTTCTTAGATATCGATGGGGTTGAGGTATTTATGCCTGGATCTTTAGGTGGTGTTAACAAACTTGTTAACTTTGATGAGTTAATTGGCAAAGATATTTATGTAGTTCCTATTAACTACTCGAAAGAAAAAGATTATATTGTAGTATCTCATCGCGAATACTTACAATCACTCATTCCACAGGCAATTGATAATATCGATGTTGGAGACGAATTCAGTGGATTTGTCACCGGTACTACTAAGTTTGGTGTATTCGTCGAGTTCAATCAATGCTTAACCGGTTTAATTCATAAAACCGATTTAGATCAAGATACTGTTAACAAATTCCATAATCGAGAATTAAAACCTGGTACTGATATTACATTCCGAATTAAAGAAGTTGCCAAGAATAATAGAATCATTCTGACACAAAAGGAATTGGTCGTTGCATACGATCCTTGGTCTGATATAGAGACTAAATACAGAATACCTTCTGAAGTTACCGGAAAGGTTAGAAAGAAAACGCGTTATGGTTTATTCGTTGAATTAGAGCCTAAAGTCGTTGGCTTATTACACGTCTCTGATATTCCTGAATTTATTGATATGAAGAATATCGATGAAGGTAATGATATAACTCTCAATCTTGTTAAAATAGACAAAGAAACGAAAAAGGTTTTCTTCAAAATTTGATTGGGATAAATAATAAAAACATCCCAATCTATGGATTTTAATCTGGTACAAGAGCAGCAAATTTCGAGGGCTACGAGAGTTAAGATAAATCTAGATTTTTATTGTAAGTTTAGCATTGATAAGGTCGCTCAGAAATTCGCTGAAGTCTTTAATGCACCGGTTGAAGTAATTTCAGATCCTGAAAATTTCGAACCTGATAGAGATCGATATTACATCGTCAAGGGTTTCGGGTACGGTAAAGAAAGATATGTATTCACTGCAGCGACTACAGATTACGTTGATGCTCGCCAAACTATAATTAAAGCATTCGCTGGAATTAAAGAATGGTGCTATACTGATGATACGTGTACAGCAACGATCGGATTATCGTATGATACTAATCTAATTAGCCTAGATCTCAGAAAGCTGAATATCCTTAAATTCGTTTTAGAATTTAACGAAGATATGATGTGGAGATTCTTTCCTGACAGAAAAGATTCTGTTTATGTGCAATCGGTAAAGACAATATATCCACGTAATAAATTCTACCGCTCAGAAAATATTAAACTTGATAATTTTAGTTATGTGTTACCTACGAATGATTTGAACGCAGTGGTGTTTAAAGATGTTAAAGATGGTGTCATTTCGTTTAGGTATATTGGTGGAAAGGACTATGAATATAAAACAGTAGAAGCTTTAGATCTTATTGGTGTATTCAATTCCTATGTGTCGAGATGCATATTCAACCCAGGATATTCGGATAAAAACAAAGAAGATTTTAAGAAAATAATCGAGAAGGCTGACAATATATTGAAGTCTTATGAATCGTATGATAGTTTCGTGGAGCAATTCCCAGATATTAAGTTAACTGTTGATTTGGATGCTAATCCGCAAGTAATGAAAGCAAAGTATGCTCAATTTAGAGACGATATTTTCGATTTGCTTGCATCTTCTGATATCCGCAAGTGCGATATTAATTATGATAGTGCATTATCAAAAATTCAGATGCAAAATGCCGAAGGATTGATTTATCAGGTTAATGGATGGGAGTTCGTTGATTGTAAGTTAATGATAAACAATGCAATCGATTGTTCTTTCTTTGAATGTAAATTAGAACATTCTTCAATCGAACGTTGTAATTTATATCGATATTCTGAAATTAAAACATCAAAGATAATAGATACATATATAAATAGAACTTGTACCGTTTCGGATAGTTATATTGGAGGTGTTATTTCTACGATCGAAGCTAAGGTTACTCGTGGCATAATCGCTAACGGTCGTATTGGTGTTTATGCAGATATATCGAAAGAAACAGACTTGATCGATTACACAAAAGTGTATACAAAATAAAATACTAAGATGGCAAATTTCAAAAATATTTACTCAGGGCAGATATCGGATAATATGATGCCTGAGGATGAATTCATTGCAGAAGTTCAGCAAGAATTAACTGTTTCTTGTGCCTTGCCATTTTCGGTTCCTGAAGGTGAAATTCGACGAATCATTAAGTATGCATCAAAGTGGTTTTACAAGAAATATGAATATTCAGTTCAAGAAAGATATTATGTAATACCACAAGAAAACTTTAAACAAATACCTACTTTTGCATCTTTTGGTACTATGAAATTACCGGATTGTATATACTCGGTTATTGCTGTTAGACAATGTAAGGATGGTTTCAGTTTGTACGATCCTCTTAAGTCTATGCCTGATTTCTCTTTAGAAAAGGTTTTGTTTAAAGACATCTACACGATTGATGGTTCGACTGAGGCACTTATGTATGCAACAGTTTATCAATATTGGATTGATTTGGCAAGTCACGTTTTATTCCATCCAATTAGCTATAACTTTAATACTAATTCTAAGGAATTGGTTTTCTTAGGAGAACCTCCACAGAACGATGTGGTTCTTACTGTTTATGAAGAATTACCGGTTGGGTATTTGTTCAAAGATGAAATATTCTTTAGATATGTTACCGCTAAATGTAAGACTCAACTGTCTAGAATATTAGGAACGTTCGCATTTAACCTACCCGGTGGTGTAACAATCAATTATGATTTGTTGCGTGAGGAAGGACAAAGTGCGTTAGAGAAAATTGAAGAAGAAATCAAGACTGATGAAGGTATGGATTGGTTCTTTACTTCGGGAAATGACAATAAATAACAAGGATAAATATAATATGATACTCTGTGGATAATCTCATTTGGCGAGTTGATCTCAAGTTCATTAAATAAGTAAAATAATAATTCAATAAATCAATGCGTAACGATATCTATAATAGAAATCCTGCAGATCCGAATTTCATTGATGGACAATTGGAAATGGATGATACGCTTGAAATGTTTAAGCAGCAAATTGAAAGTTGCTTATTCACACCCAAGACCGCGGTGATGGGTGATATTGATTTTGGTGCGAGTTTAGAAGAATACGTTTGGTCTTTCCGAACATCGGTATCAGCGCTTAAGGCTATTCTTACTAGGCAAATACAATCTTATTGTACAATGTCTAAAGGATATCCGTTTAGTGTTGATGTTCAATTCTATAGAGGAACGATAAGAGATATTGCACAGATAGATATAATAATCGATGCAGAAAATAAATTTTCAGTGATCGTAGCTTAAAATTAAATTGGTAAATGGCAACTAATAACCGAAATAATGATTTCTTAGATAAAAGCAAAATTACGTTTGCCAATCTTGTGAACCAAACACAAGAGTACCTTGTTAGGACCTATAATAGAGCTAGGGCCGCTTTTACTCCAGCATCTCCATTTGGTCAAATTCTTCAAGTACTTCAAAATTTAACTCAATTAATATTCTACTATATTGAGGATGCATTGGTTGAGCTTAACATTTACACTGCATTTAAGCAAAAATCTATTTACGGTTTAGCTAGATTGGCTGGTCATAATCCAACTAGGGTTATATCTGCTAGAGGTACATTAAAGTTATCAGTTAAAACTGATGCAAAGACAACAGTACAAGCTCCATTTATATATGTTAACAACAACACTAAGATTGTAAATACTAATACACAACTTCCATACATCCTAAAGGTAGATAGTGTAACTGAGAGAGTTAAGATTGACTTAGGAGTCAATGAAGTATATAATTTTAGAGTAATTCAAGGAGAACTTGAAGAACAATCAGTCATTGCTAATGGTAAGAATTTACAAAGCTATAACTTCGGATCTAATAAACCAGTAGAAAACGATCATGTCGAGGTTTATGTTAATGGCGAACAATTAGGATTAGCCGATTCTTTGTACGATTTGAATAAAGGTGAAAAATCAGTTATTGTTAAAACCGGTATTGCCGGTGGTATTGACGTTTATTTTGGAAACGAAGATTTTGGATTCGTTCCCCAAAACGGATCTCAAATATTAGTACGATACATCACATCAGTCGGACAAATGGGTAACTTGTTTGCTAAATCTGATATTCTAAAATGGAAATTTATTGATAAAGGTTACAGTAATATTGGTGAAGATGTAGATTTGAATGAGGTATTCAATGTTGGTATTGCAAAGCCGTTAGTGTTAGGGTCTGCGGAAGAAGAAACCGATTTAACTCGATTAATTGCACCGAGAACATCAAGAGCCTTAGTATTAGCTAATCCTGATAATTATGTAGCATTCTTATCCAGGTTTGATTATTCTTATGTGGATGCTTATACAACCTATGATGATGATTATCTTGATGATGATAATGTTGTTTATTTGTTCCTAGTTCCTAATGTTCAAAGTAGATTATCAAAAGATACAGATTACTTTACTACCCCAGAAACAAACTTCAAGTTAACATCGGATGAACAAGATGCTTTGTTACAATACATCCAACGAAGCGGGAGACAAATAGTTACAACGGAACTTAGCATAGTAGATCCTATTATTACAAAGTATGGATTAAATATCGCATTAAGAGTTTTTGATGGAACCGACTTTAATACATTGAAATCTGATATATTGGCCCTTTTATCTGAATACTTCTTGAGAGTTCAAAGACGAGATAAAATACCAAAATCGGATATAATTGCAATGATTGAATCTGTTAATGGGGTTGATTCGGTTAATATTGAGTTCGTATCGCAAGCAAACGAAGAAGCCATTAAAAATGGATACTACTTCAAAACTACATATAAAATAGACAAAATCCGTTCTATCAGAGAGGCTATCAGAACAAGAATTAATCTTAAATATGATGCAGATGGAAATGTGATAGAAGATCCTAGATTAGGATTGGATAAATTTGGTGATATTAAAATAGGCCTGAACGAGTTACCGATAATTCGTGGTGGATGGACAGATAGAAATGAGGTCTATTATTCAACCGATATTAAGGACAACAATATATCTTCAGTTAATATAATTATTGATGAGGTGATCGATGAAAGTCTTTCAAATCAGATAATGGCACAAAACAAAAATATCCTGATAAACGATGAGCGCAAAAACTCCTAAGAATTTATACGATCAATCGTACAAGTATGGTGAGAATAGGAAGAACTTAGGTTTTGACTATCGAGAAAAGGATGTTTTAGTGAAAAAAACAATGATGCCTCGTTTGTTCTTAAATGACAATGTTAAGAATTTTCTATCATACGTTAACGACGTGATGGTTAATAACATCGATTCCGTTAAAATTATCAGAAATTTCTTCAACTACACAGTAAAGAAAGATGACATCAATATAAACTAAGATGAGTTCTAAGAGACAAAATTATTCATACTGGAGGTTTTTTAACAAAGATGGAGATAATCATAACTTCACTTATGATGAAACTAACGATGTATGGAAGGGTACTGTATACTTAGATAAAATATCTACCGGCTTAATTGAATATGAGCCTATTTACATCATGGCCGATGTTTGGGATGCTGTAAATAACGAAAGACTTGGATTAAGAAAACCAAGAAAAGCAAACTTAACTCCTTGGTGCCCTGGTGCTACACAAACCAATATTATTGCTAGATGGAAGGATACCATTGCCGGATCAACTGCATCTAACGTTGAAGAATTTTTTCTTTGGGAAATCGAAGGATATCCTGGCCCAGATCCTCAAATCGTAAAGTCTGAATCTCTTGATATTGATTTAGGTAGCTTTGATGGCGATTTAGTAGGGCCTAGTGGCGGAGGTGGTACTGGTCAATTAGCACAAGGTGCAACATCAACAAGTTTTGACAATACTGCAATCTCGTTAAAAGTTGGGTTACAATCTAACGAAGAGGATTCTTATTCTAGAGTTCTTCAATTAGTCGATCCTAATTATTTGACTGAAGATTCATATAGCGTATTTGGTTGTACTGGATCTACTCACGTTTTTGCTGAAATAACATTTTATGGAGAAACTGAAGGTGAGGATGAGCGCTTAGAGACCATGATTGAAAACATGGGTAACGCTATCAAGAACTCAGATTTCAAAATATTTGATGATACTGATATCAATGAAGCTTTACCGGATTTCGTAAAACTTAATTACAAACGCAAAGAGTTATTGTTAGAATGGGATAACATATTCCCATATACAGGATCTTACAAGGCATTGATAAACATACTCAAGTACTTTGGTTATGACCAAGTTACATTGAAGGAGTATTGGTTAAACATCGATGAATTAAAAGGTAATAATCCTGAGAATGTTAGTCGTATAAGATATAAACAAACTCCAATTGAGGATTTGTTTAGTACCGATCCTAAGACTGCTAGCACATCTAAGAATATCATTCCGTCGAAGTTATACAAGAAAACTTCTAAGTTTGGTTTATTCTATGACATAACTAGAGATAGTGGAGAATTCGATGATGATGGAATTCCAATCGTTGAAGAAGCCTTCACATTTAGTAACGAAGAAATATTGATTAAGCTATTTGCGTTAAAACAAAAGCTAAAAAAATATTTCCTGCCGCTCAATGCTCGAATCGTTGATATTGTTGGTGAGGCAGTATATTATACTCGATATGATGTTAATATTTGGAGTGATTTAATTCGAGTTGATGATATAGAATTGAATACTGATCCTTGTATTAAAGCATATCCAGAAACAAAAACAAGCCTAGTAACGAACTTAATCGAAGATAATTTCTTAGGCGTAAAAGTTCCGCCGGATTTGAATATGGCAGGTATCAGTGATTTTGTCGTATATGCGTTTGGTGTCACTCAAACAGGGCCCCTAGGTTCTGGTGATTATTCCGGTGTTGGCGATGAATATGTAATATCAGATTCAGTTAGTGGAGCTACATTTGGATATGTTACTCCTTCAGTTGGATTAACTTCTGGCCAAATAATTGATGGTATAATAAATGAATGGAAGTCTAAGTTAACTGAGCCTTGGACTCAGTTTGAATTAACAAAGGATAAAGGTCAAGATTCTACCGATTTGATTCCTAGTCCAGCTGGATATAAATGGTTCTACGCTACTCAAAAGAATATCATAGGCCCAACCGGCGGAGTTGGATTTACTGGTGGCATATCAGCGTCGCCAGGTCCTACGTCGTTTACTTACACAACCCCAGGTGCAACTGTTACCGGTGATTTAGCGCCAGGTTTAACTGCATCTCCCTTATCCGACTATGCTTCAGCATTCTTAGGATTTTTTAGAAACAATAACAGAACGATAACCGAGACCAATGATTATCCTTGTGCTCCTATTGCGGCACCGTTTGTTTTAGAGAATTGTACATTCTCTATAGATTGGGATACCGCTAAAATAAATTGGAATCAATTAGATTATGTCGATCCCGGTACCGGAATTGGTACTAATTATTCGGCGTTTAATTATTCTTATATTGATAGCTCATATCCAATTGGACCTACAAATCCATATGCCGGATTAACTGGTCCTACTGCATCAGGACCTTCCGGAGGAACCTCGTTTGCGGGTGGTGCAACACCAGGAAATCCGTTCCAGCCACCAGGTCCTACATACGTTTCCGGTTATACTGGATTAACTGGACCTACTGCAAACCCAGTATTGTATACTTGGAAGAATGTCGCATATAATAATTTCTACGAATTGCGTTGGGTTATCACACATGATGAAGATACGAGCTATGTTATCGACAGTGGTCTTCTTTCGTTAGATGATGGAGAAAAATTCCCAATACTTTTAGAAAAGACTGGAACTTATACGGTTGAATTATATCTTTATGATTCATTAGGTGGTATATCTAAAATAACCGAAAATTCATATCTGACTGTTGATACTAAGGACGTTGACTTTATAGGACATTTTACTTTCAGAGAAGAGGATTATGAATGGCAAGACCAAACCATTCTTAGACAAAGTGATATAGTCCCTGCACCAAAGAAACCACAGTTCCCTAGTTGGAATGTATATAATAGCACTTGGGATTTGCCATTACAAGAGAATGAGCAAGTATCAATGCAAGATCTAACATATAATGACTTAGATAAAATAGAATTTTACCAAACTCAGAATGATCCTCAATATCAAGGCTATTGTGCCGATGTTACTAGGTTGCCTGAGATTCCTGGTGTTTCTGGATCTGCTGGATTATATGATTTAGATTCATATCATTGGAACCTAATTCAGGGTAATGCATCATGGAACGATGTGTACCATTTATGGTGGGATTCAATGCTTCCTAAAATTGCTAAAATTAAAATAGATTATCCTACCGCAATCGGAACAACCGGAGCTACTTCAGTTACGATGGCTATGTTTAAGAAACCATTTGTAGGAAAGCCTGATAAAGTAGAATTAGTAAATGATTTATCCTCTATGCTTTCATATGGCTCACCTACTTATGGATTGATTGTTAAAAACATGGATGCCGGTGCGACTGGTATTACCAATGTTTATCAATATTTAGGTGGTCCTACCGGATCAATCGGCGGAAGTTCTTGGGTGGAATCCGATATTAATATAGATACATATACGTTTGATGATCTCACCGACTCAGGATCATTAAGTGGTAATAATATTTGGAGAGAATTTGTTAGACAGCTTAATATCGAATTACAGGATAATGGCGATACGCACGATATAATAAATGAGTTCATAACATATTACAAGGAAGAGTATACGGACCCTTTGAATCCATTAGATCCTATGATAGAATTGGTATCTAAGGATAAAGGTCAAGGAAATAATTTCTATTTAAAGCTATTTTCTAATGGACCCACATATACTCCGTTAAATATTTATGATGCATCTGGTGCAACTGCTAATTATGTTCAATCTTATCCAGCATATTGGTCTAATTTTGGAGATATTCCTTATTTTGTAGAAATATTTGCAGTCGGTGCTAGTGGTGGAACAATCCATATACCAGGTCCAAGTTCTTGGGTAGGATATTACGGTGAGACTATTACTGGAACTACTCATTGGCCTTACACTTTTGGTGCTACTAATCTAGAGGATTTGTGGAGCCAATTAGATAATAAGAGTCGTGGATTGAATTCCGGTGGTACTGGACCAATCGCTGTTAGTGGTCCTATAACTGATTATGAATGGAACATTGTTTATGGTGCTAGTGGATATACTGGACCTACAGGTTCAACTGCATTCCCACCACCATCTTCGTTAACACCGATCAAAATCCAAGGATATAAGAAAACCTTTAGTAGCAATGATTATCAATGTGTTTATTTTACTGGAGGAACTGTTCTAGGTGGCACTGGAGGAATGGCCGGAACCATGTGTGGGAGATCAATAACAAACAATCCTTCATGGGATACCTTGAGGATACATAAATACGCAAAAGAATTTCCTTTATTGACTCAAATAAGCTTTAATTATAGCCTTTCTGAGATGGATGGTAAAGTAAAACCTACATGGGAGTTGATTAAAGAAAATGACGAAAATTGGGAGAATATATACTATAATAATCCGTATTTCAGCTATCTGTTTACACAGAAAGGTAGTTATACAATAAATCTGACTATTGAGGATGGAAACGGTAACAAGAAAACGAAAACAAAAAAGGAATTTGTAAAAATTATTTAAGACCATGGCAATTACAACAACTACTATCGCTGGTACTGATTCTTTGAGCGGATCAAGGATTACTATTAACGATAACTTCAAAACACTCGAGAACGCATTGAATGACGTCTTAAGCGCATTCGATATCGTTAGTGGTAGATTTGACAATTCTACTTACGGGAGTTCTAACGATATGATTACTAATGGAATCACTATCACTGGAACTGGATTGACTAACGCATTAACCGTTAACAATGGCAATATCAATGTTTTATTGGGTGATGTAAAAATTACTGATAACTACGGATTTTATATTGGTAGCTTATTGAAGCTTAATCGTGTAAATGTTCCTGAAACCGTTGGATCTGGTAATTATCCTGCATGGGATCTAAGAGCACCTGGTGGTACTGCTGATCAGGTTGCTGGTTTAGTGTTACCTCGCTTAACTGCTGCCGGATTCACTGCAATCGGACCTACATCTTCAATTCCTGATGGTTTATTAGTCTTTACTGAACAAGGACCAGGTCTTACTCCACTTAAGTTATGGTGGGAAAATGGCCCTTCAGGAGCTACTTGGTACAACGTAACAGTAACAGCCTAATAAAATAAAAGATATAAATGGCAACTCCATTATTACAACCATTAAAAGTACAGGGCGGAACATTTTATACATTCGCATCAGCCGCAAAGGATATATCTAAAACCTTTACGGATGATAATGCTAGATTTGTGTTTTCAAAGTATGCATTATTAGATTTGCCGAAAGTAAAAACGCCATCAGATAGTTCTAACACTATCGTTTGGCAAGCTTTAGATGCTTATAGTGGAGGTGCCACTGCATCGAGTGCTATTGCGAATGATTTCACAACGGATAATAACAGAAACTTTGCACAAGCCTTTCAATCATACGCTCTTAATTTTGAACAATTAATATTAGCTAGCAGAAATAATCTTAACGAAACTTACGATGAGGCCCTGTTGCCGACGGTGTCTGAAAGGGTTTTCTGGCATTTCTTAAAGAATATTAATGCGATTAGATGGCAGGGTGCAAGTACAACTAACGAAGCTAATGTATCCGGTCTTTTCCGAGAAGAAGTTCCTGCATCAGGAGTTTCTTACAAACAGGTCGTTAAATATCTAGGTGATATTGAGGTTATTAACAATATTTCAAAAGGTGGACAATCTTATTCCGAGATTTATATTCACGTTCCAACTAGCCATGGTAATACACCCTTGGTATTGTTTAACACATCATCAGATAAGAACTATAAACCTGGATTATCATGGGAAGGTGAGGATGATTACATCTATAAAAGGAATTCCGGATTCGGAACCTTTGGGTTGAGTAATGATGCCTTTTACGATGATATGTCGTCGAACGAATATGTCGTCGGTCCTACATTTGGGTTGTCTACTAATAAATCGTGTACCGCTTGGTTAGGACCTGCACCAGGAACACCAATTCCTGTTTTGATATCCGATATGGAAGGTATCAAACTTGATTTTAATCCTGAAGATTATTTCCCTATCACGGCGGATCCTGAACTAAACACAATAAATGATTTCAACGCATCTACAATTAGTGGTGATTTTGAATTTAACGTTTGTTTAGTTTATTACGATACATACGATGTTTCTAATCCGGATTCATTTGCGAGAAATCTATATGGAATCTTAGTTATAGATGATTATGAAAACGGAGTATCCGAATCTTCATTAAAGAGCTTTAAGAAATTTAAGCCGAATGCAGTTACCAAATTGAATGGTAATTCATACGGCCTTAAATTAAATTTGAAATTTGATACTTCTAACGATAACGTTGGAGTTGAAACTGTTATTCGAGAGGATTTAACTTTCGGTATGGATTTATTTGCTGACGCTAGTGTTAGGCTTCAGGAATCAGCCGATATGTTTATCACTCAAAAATTAGAAATGATAAACATTGAAAATCGAATAACAAATCTTGAGCAATATTACTTCAGTCAAGATACAATCGATTTATTAGACGAAAAGGTAAATGCGTTAGAAACTTCATTAAATAATGCCCAATTAAATTTTGCAGCGGATACAACATTATTAGATCTTATCCGAAATAATTCTGATAATATTAATGATATATTGACCGGTAAAGTTGATGTTAACTTAACATATAATACCGACGTTGTTAAAGCTGGTGAAGGAATCATTATTGATTATTCTGTTCCTAATCAAATTTCAGTTAAGAACAAAAATCAAAAGTATTCAACATTCGTTGATTGCTTAAATACTTCAGGCCATTTGGAATATAGTCTTAGTAATGGATTAACTCCGGGTGGAACTGCAGATGGTAATCGCTTGCTAGTTGGACCTTTCACAAACTATTATAGAAATGTTGGTGCTACCGTATCAACCGTTTATGATAATATAACGATCAACTTAGATGATACTTCTTACAAATGGAAGAAAGGACAGACTATGCGAATTGTGTTCGTTGATGATATAGATCTCGATACATATCAAATAAATATAAAGACCGATGCACAAAATACAAAAGGTCTTGGAAGCTATGGAGTGAGCGTAGGTAACTTAACCATCGCAAATCTCATTACAACAAAACCAATAATAGAAATCGTTTGTGCAGATCCGGTTTCATATACATTTTATGTAGACGTAATTAAATAAAGAATAAGGAATGGCCGACACTAACGTAGATTTCAGTACAAAATATTCATTATCTTCTTTGATGAATAACCTTTTAAGGGTTAATCAAAATGCATTAGAGGTTATGAATAAGTTGTCGGATATAACGACAACCGACTCGGAGACTGTTGAGATTGAGGTTATTGATGCTAATAATCAAATCAACAAAGTCTATGTTCCTAGTTATGGTCAATTAAAATCCGAGATAAACCGATTAGATAATAACATTAAACAATTATCTGGCATTGGCGATTCTAACGCTAATGTTCAGTTAGAGGATGGGAGTTTTAGAAAGTTAATGCTTTCTAATTTGAAGCTTGAAGGAAATTCTATTAAGAGGATCGCTTCACCAACTCAATTCGAATCAAAATCTAACTGGTTTTTTGAGAGTTTCTTAAATCCTTTGTTATATGTTTCTTTCAATTTTACAGGACAGATTCCTGCAGATACCGAAAGATGTAAAGTACAAAGATTTATTCTTAATATTGACACTCAAAACAAATTAAATATTTGGAATAATAGTCTCGATGGGGCTTCCGATTTAGATTACATTAAATTCTTTCAGTTATTGCTGAAGAATAATATCACATATTTCTTAGACGAAGATGTAGTTGATTTGCCGCCGAGAGATATTAGATTCTATGGATCTTTCAATGTATTAAGAATAATCGATAATCTTGTTGATGATCAGGTTGATGGTGCAACATTTACCAAGAGAAAATTCAAGATTCAATTGGATACATTGAATTACAATGATGCATTATCAGAATATTCAAAAACTCAACAATTAAAGATTGGTGATACTATCGTTATCGTTGGAGATGGTACTAACAATAATACCAGATTCCAAGTAACAAATATTGATTTAGAGGCTGGTAATATCATTGAAGTTAAGTTATTAGAAGGATATGATTTACTTTCTATCGGATCTATGCTTAGCTTTTACAGTGGTGATAGTGCACCAACCGAATTAGAAGTTAATATTGGATTCAACGAATACACTGTTGTATTCATTAAGCCTATCAATCCAGTATCTAAGATTCCTGCTTTAGAGTGGTCACCTGGTGTTGCATTCTTTACGAATGAATTACAAATCATAGATGAAAATGGAAATCAACTTAATTTAGAGCAATATTACAAGGAGCAAGTTGTAGATTTTGGAGCTTATATCTATAATCTAGCTAAGGATGGTATACCTCCATCGACATTGGCAGAAAAGCCTTTGGCTCCTAATGCATCTAGCACGGATTTCCAAGTATTACAAATAAACAATCATATAACTGATGTATCTAGAATCGATAAGATTAAGAAGTTACAATCAGAAAAGACAAGTATTAAAGCCGAATTAGATTCACTAAACGAGTCTATCAAGAAGAAAAAGGCTGATATTAATACTAAGAAATATACCTCAGATGCACAAAGAGCTACGGATCAATCAGAATTAAATGATTTAATACAACGCAGTTCGTCATCTTCTCAACTGCTAAAATCAGCAGTTGATGAAATAATTTCATTGGCTGAAGGTGATAATTTAGAAGGAATTACTCCTAAATATAGAATTAAAGGATTCTGGCCAATACCTGATCCAGTTGCATCTACACAAACAGAACCACAAGAAGTCGTTCAATTTAAGATTCAATATCGTTATGTAAGCCAAGATGGTGGTGCAAACCAACCAAATCAAATTACATATACGGATAACAATGGAACTCAGCGTCGAGGAACTTTCTCAACTTGGCAAGAGATGTTAACCCCGGTTAGAAAGCGAGTTAAGGATTCTCAAACCGGTCAATTTGTATGGCAATCTCCGGATGTTGAAAACGCTGATGAAATTAATGCTAATCAATTAGAAATTCCAATTCGTCAAGGCGAAGGAGTTGAATTTAGAATAAAATCTTTATCTGAAGCTGGTTGGCCTACTAATCCAGCTGAATCAGATTGGACTGATACTATTCGTGTTGATTTTCCGGATGAATTAGTTTCTACTAACGAAATAACAACGATTGTTGAACAGGCCAAATTGGCTTCAGAATCTTTAGAACTAACTACTACATTGCAAGACAGTGGAGTTATTCAGCATATATCTGGACAATTCACACAAAACGAAACGTTCTATGCTCACCCGGCACAATCAATTGCTAGTGGATTCTTAACGAATGAGCAAAATGTTATCAATCTCTTCGAAAAACTTTCAGAATTCGAAACTCGAATTCGATTAATCGAAGAAGCAATAACCGGAGAAAAAGGATTGTTACAAGTTGTTATCATCGACGATTCTCAACAAGAATATGTTGTTAAACCTAATACGGTTCTTCAATTATTTGCCGGTAACTATAGAGACCAAGTTAAAGATTTGACCGTTAAGAAAGGTGTTATCATAGCTAAGAATTATTTATTGAAATTGACCAATGTGAATGCATCATCATTGGAGATGTACGCTAGACAATATGGTAATTTCACTCAAGTTGTTGATTCATCAACAGTCGGCGGAAGTGGATATGATTCTACTGATGAAGATTACAATACAACAAGACGTTACGATGCGGTACCGTTAGGGCCTAGTAACTTATCGGTTGATTACACTTCAGTTTATACTCAGTTCGTAGATTTACCATATCAATCAGGCCAAGTTAAAGGACAATATATAAATAATCGTTATAAGAATATTACGTCAACTGCTAATCTATATGGTAACATTGTTCAGAGCGGTTCTACTGGTGGTACTGCTGGATGGCCAGCGGCTACATTGCCTGAAGATGCTACTAATGGATTCCCTAATCCGAATGCTGTTGTTTTAGGAACCGCATTATCAGATTATACAAAAGATGAATATACGTTATCTTCTTTATATCCGTTTGGTGCTCCAACGAATGCTGCCACGGAGTTTATATGGGCTGGGTCGTTTACTGGTACAACCCCGGATGTCGTTGCAACAACAGCGGTTACTAACTGGAATGATGGTATATATGTACACAAAGACCACCCATTTGTAGAAAATGGATATTGGCCAGCAGTAACAGGAACTCCAGGACCAGGTAATACTGGAGCTGCTGGACCAGCTGGTGTTAGGAATTCAGGATACGCTCCATTAGTTTCTTCTGAAATTACGAGTGGAAGTCGTAAACAAAAGCCTTATTTCTATAATACCGGATCTACCGCTTCTTTCCCGTACAAAGAAGGTAGAGTTGGTAAGATTGCATTTGAGGAAGAGGATCAATACTTGTTAGGTCCTAATTCGTGTGGTGCATACTTGTTCATGTCACCTCCTAATAATACCGGTGCTATTAATGTTGAAGGATCTAATAAGCTATCCATCAAAACTATCTCATTTGGTAGTGAAAATTCAGTCGCTATTCCTATAGTATTCCAATATAGAATGACTGATTACTTTGGTGATGGTGCGGTAGGTATCGGAAACATTGGCGGAGATATTACAGGGACTACGAATCAAATAGAATACACAAAAACTATTGGCATAGACATTTATTCAAATATAGATGAACGTTTCTCATTTGACTTAGAAATAACGTCAAGGTATCGTTCTAAATCATTACAATTACAGCAAGTACCTTCACGAGATCTTGAAAATGTAGTTGATGATCTTACTAAGACTATCAAGTTCTTGAATCCTAGATTAACGAATGTTAATGGCGGAAATGGTCCTCTCAGAGGAGGTGGAAGTTCTGGTGGTGGCGGCCTATTAGGATCGATCTCCACGGAGTGATGATTTTTAATTGAATAAATAACATATGAGTAAGCCTATATTACAAAAGACATCCTTTGGTTTATTACGAACTAATCCTAGACTAACAACAAACGTAAAGGTAGTTGTTGATAGTAAAGATGTGTTGTATTTAGAATCTTTTGATGCAACTCGAGAGTTATCTAAATCTAAATACAAAGGATTTAAAGTTTCTTCTAATAGTGATTATTATTTCGATCTGTATCGATTCTTTAATCAAGGGACTCAAACCTCAGGTGCAGATGCTTATTCGTTATATGAAAGAGAAAATCATCTTTCGATACAAGATAAATATGGACATCAATATGATACTAACTATGGATATGGTGCTAAAGCCAATCCATCTAGGCTGTATTCCGAAGAATATTCTTTATTAGCTCCATTATGGATTGAGCCTAATAACATCCCGGATTATTTTGTTATTTTTAAGACAGATGGACCGGTTTCAGTTAATTCTAAAAACGCAACTTCAGAAAGTGATTCTACGCTAATTAATTTAGTTGAAGATCCTGAATATTTTACTTCGAATATTCTAAATAAAAGCCAGATAATAGCATCATACGACTTAACTGAAGAATCTAATTTAGGTAGGTATATTAGAAGACACGCATCTAATCCTCAATTTCCTGAAGCATCTATGCTTGTTAATTGGGAAAAGGGTAGATATTTTAGATATATGGGAATCGGCTTAGATAAGCCCGGTTTTGTTACTAGAACTAAGGAAATGTACTATGATACATGGCCTAATGATAAGACTATTATAGAATACGAAGATATTGTTACGAATGGATTTTCTGAGCTTAAGGTCGTTCATCCTAATATAATGAATTTGCAATTCTTATTTGATGATAAAGATTCTAGCAAATATACTTTTAATAGGTACTTTGGTCTTTTTGTTAGTCGTAATGAATATAATAAATTCTATCTAGATGGCGAGGCTTTGTTCGAAGATAGATTTAATCAACCTACGCAATTACCAATACCGACTAAAGATAATGTAGGATATTTAGATAATACCAAAGATCAAATACAAACGAACGAGAATGGTATCGTAGTTTATGCACAAACTCCACCAGTTTCTAGCATTGACAATAATCTATTTTTTAAGAGTCATATTGTTAATGGTATACCTAGAATCGGATATGTTTACGATGCTGATCAAAACTTCTATAAAATACAAAATGATTCGGATTTTGCATATGGAACGTTAAAGTTAAATAATAAGAAGGTTAATTGGAAAGATTTCTCAGGATTCACTAGGCCTGAAAATTATATACAATCAAAGATAAACGAAAGGGTTTTAGGAAGATCTCAATGTTCTATAGAGTTCGTAGGAAATCCAATGGATAACGATCAATTTAGAATATTTTATACTGATCCTAATGCGCCAAGTCAATTAGAGTTTATTGATAGATTTACGATGGTTGCTAATACGACATTAACTGCCGGTACATTTTCATCTAATTCTTATAGCGCTAATGGATCTACTACGTTAGTTGCGAAAGCTTTTGCTGATTGTGTTAATAACTTAGCAACTCAATATGAAGATATAATTCCTATTCGTGCAATTAATATAGGACCTAAAGTTGTAATATTTTCCAGAGTAGCTAGTGAATCATGGAACAGAATTAAAGTCACATCATTCTCTAATGAATTATTATATGATGACATTGCTATAAAGTTTCTCGCTGGATTAGACTCAGATTACATTAATACATCTTACCAAGAAAGTCCACAGCCATTTACTGCGACATCTGGTTGGGTTGCTTCAGGAACTTTTACTGGCGGAAATGTTAATCCATTGGCTAGAGTAAAAATTGCAGAGGACAAAACCTCATTAGTGGACCAAACAAAATACTTGGTTACTAAGGATGGTTATTCAAAGATAGAAAGTATCGTACCTTATATTGATGAACCTATTAAAAATAGCATTGGTCAAATAATTGGATTTATCGATTTTGACAAATATTATACAATAAATATAACTGACCATAATAAAGATATTGCATTAACATCGGATAAGCAATGTTCGATAGTATCTTTAAGAGAAAATGAATGTGGATTGCTTTCAATATATCCGGTTAAAGATTTCGATTTTGATTTCTACAATACGGATTATATGAAAGAGGCTGATTCAAATTTAGATTACCTAAAAAAGTGGTATCAGGGTGCAACAGGTCCATTCGGGCAAACCTCATCGGTAATTAATCCAGGATCTACCGCAGATGATGGAGCTACATATTGGTTAAAAAGAATGATTGGAGCTAATTCTGCTTTTGTTGAGGATGGCGAATTCCAAGGCCTTATGGGAATATCAAACGAATTGTTAGATACTGATACTTCTATATACAACGAATATGATAGATTGAAAGAAAATGGATTAAAGCAATTATCAACCGCATCTCGAGTAGTTCCGTATATCAATAAATGGGTTTACGATGATGATGGTTTAGATGTTAGACAGAATCCATATAGATTGAATGCGAATGCTGCATTTAGATATCCTAACTTCGGACCGTCGTTTAGGGAATTCGGCGCAAATCCTAAGTTCTATACACACGAATGGTATTACTTACAACAATATCCTCCATATATGCCATATTCGGATAGGGTTGATTCGTTTTCATATTTTAACTTACCGATAGAGTATGGCGCCACTTATGCAGGAACTACAGCAGACTTAGGTTTAATAACTGTTAGCGGTTCAACATCTATCGACGATCTAGACTATTTTACCGAGTATTTCACGAGGGAAAAAGTTGGTGCAACTGCGGTCTCAACTTCTGTGAAATATAGTACTTTTGCATATGCGAATAGCGAAAGATTTGCAGAGACATTATTCCGAGGAGCTAAAGTTATTGTAAAAGAAAGAGTAGATACAACTCCGGTTAACTTTAATATCAATGATATTAAGTTCCGTAAAAATACTAAATATAACGATTACAAGTTCGCAGCGGTCCTTAGAATGGTGGATAGCGGTGTGACTATAAGAGTTATAGAGAATGAAAAATTCAAAACAATAACGGTATTGATTGATGCTGGATTAATGGATGATGTTTGGACTAAGATCGGCGGAGCAACTGCCGGATCAACTGCACAATCAGATTATTTTATTGATCGAACATTACTATATACTCTTAGAGATCGAATTGTACCAACTACACCAGGTGCAACTTCTTATGAGCCTGCCGATGTTAATTTAAGTGGCTCAATACTTAGATGGACTGGTAGTGCCGGAAACGTGACAGTATATGGCGGGTATAATTATGCTAACGATACATATCCTAATTTTATTTCTGAAATACAGCAAAACGAGGATGGGTCGTATAATGATATTGTTGTACAAGATCCGACGAATGCTGGAATCGTGTTTGTTATTCGTGGAATTAAAGAACTTTCTACAAATACTATTTATGCAGATGCGATAGAACGATACGCTTCACCGTACGTTCCTGGTGTTTCTACACCAACACCAAATTCATCGTTTTTATATGGTGCGATTTGGACTACATGGCCAACCATTAACCCAGCGGTATTTGGCGAATCTGCGTTATGGTCAGAAACCCCGGTTTATATTAACGGTGGTTTGAATGCATACAATGGTATAATCGAAGACTTATCGTTTGCTAATATCGCAGATAAGTTTAATATAGGCGATCCTAACGTTGAATATATCACGTATAAGGCAGATGGGACGATTGTGAATAATGATAAAGTTTTAGAAATGTCGTTACCAACAGAAACGTTTAAGGCTAATTACCTAAATCCTGTCGAAGATCGTGATATTCCAGATTCACTGGATAGTGAAACGGATTTAATAGGATATGATATAAATGCCACTGAACGATCAGTTCTGAATGTTTTTTCTAGATACAATGGTAGATATCAGCCTAAATTTAACGATATACTTTACTTTAAAGATTTTGCTGGATGCGATTATTGCGGTACTACTGGACCTAGAGGTTATGGATTTGGTAAGTATCGTAATCTACAATTAAATACAACAGAACCTAAGTTTGGCTTGATCGAAAATTATTATTACAATAAGGTTAATACTGAGAATCCTAAAGGTATTTTGAAGTTGAATCCTATTTCCGGATATCCGAGTTTATATCCACTTATACAAGAAATTGCTATCGATAAGCGAAATCTTTATTCATTCCTAAGTAATTGGGATATTGGTTACTATCAAAAGAATATTGATAGAAAAACTAAGGAGCTTGTCATGGGATATCGTGGAGCCATTGAGAATAAAGCATTCTTTGGATCTAAAATGTTGACTATACCAGATGAGGTGCGCTTAGAAAACTTTACTCTTATTCAATTGGATGATCTTGTTGGAGGTTTATCGAATATAGATAATGTATCTGAAACGGTGGTTCAAAACAATATTACGCGATCAACAACTAAAGGCGCATCATCGTTGAATATCAAAGATAAGAAACAAGAGAACGAATTCATCGAATTAAATGTTTTCTCGTCGAAAGCATTGGTTCAATATTTAAGAGCCGATGGAATAGATGAAGAATTTGAGAAATATATTAATCCGAATTTTAGCTTTGGTGAGGGTGGATTAGATGATGACATCGAACAATATATCATTAACAATGTTCTATCTAGATACACGATTAAGCGCATAATATTCTATGAAAACCAATTTGCTAACAACGTGAATAAATTAAATCCAGTTGAGTTAGATCTTTCTAATTTAGATTTATTGAAAAAAGGTTACAAAGTTAGCAATAATGTTAAGATAAAATTTTCAACCGAATCTCCGCTGAATTTTAAGATGATATATAATATACCGAAGCTTGATAACTATTCAATATCATTTAAGGTAGACTTAGAGAAAAAATAAAACTAGAAAATGGCCATAGTAATAAAGGAAATAATCCTTAGCGATACTATCGAAAAATTCATGGAAAAAGTTAATTTTAACTTTGACCAATTGATGCTTGCTGGTGGTGGACCTCAAGGACCTGCTGGTCCGATCGGTCCGATTGGTCCGATTGGCCCTAAGGGAGATCAAGGAATCAAATGGTACGTTGGATGTACTGGAACCACAGCTGCGATAGGAGCTACTCTATACGAAGGAGATTTATTTCTACAAAAGGGTTCATGTTCGCCAACCGCTGCATATCCACTCGGCCAAGTATTAGAATTCGATCAAGCATCTCAATTATTTGTTGATACTGGTGTTAATCTTCGAGGTCCTTCTGGATCAGCCGGTGCCACTGGTAGTAATACCGGTTGGGCTATTTATCCTGGAGAGACTAGTCTCGGTGCGTACAAATCAAGTTCAACCGAATCTACTCCAGGACCAACATCAAGTTTCGTATTTTTAAAGGGAGATGTTTTTGGAGAGACTGGTATGGCCGAACATCCATTCTATTCAAGGGATACTCTTTATTTAGGTGGGTTTTTAACTGCTGCAAACATGGCGGCAGTTTATCCTGCTAATAAATTACCTAAATTGTTTGTTAGTCCAAAAACTCTAATGGATTCTAGCGAATTCTTTAGCTCGGGTTCTACCTTTAGCGGTATAGCTGGTAGTGGTATTGCTTTAGTTAGAGAGGGCAGTCATCCAGGAGGGTTACCGCTTAATCAGTACAGCCAATCAAATATTTTTATTGATGATGAACTGAATTTGAACTTGACTAATTTTTCGGATTGGACAAAGGCCAACAACCTCGATGGATCTATTACGAATGACATTAATTTAATGTCTAAGCGAGGAATAAATTTATTAGGTGGTGGATATCGCCAAGCAGATTCTTCTAGCTTCGTTGAAATTAGTAGTGACCTCCAAAATGCTTCATATATTGATTCGCTTGGTACATTCGATCCTTCCGCTGGAGGATTTCTACTAGCACAAAATAATACTAATGGGTTCGGTCAAATAGAATTAAATGGAAGTACTTCTCAATTGAGAATTATCGCTAAACGAGCAAATCAATCTCAACCAGATATTGCGCTTTGGAATACTGGCACCGTTTGGGATGGAAGTACATTCAAAATAGGTATTGGAGTTGGTGCTAGTTTTAAGGATGCTAATATTCAAGTAAACGATATGCCTTATATTGGAGCCGGATATCATCCTACTTATGGTCAACATTATATCGGATTTGGTACTAAACCAACCACTAGTAGCAGCAAACCTAGTGCTACTTTAATGGACTATAAATTAATTCTTGCCGCAAATCCACAAACTATAACAATAGCTGAACTAGTACCTCTAGGTTCCGGTGGTTTGTATATTAGTGGAAAGATGAGATACAAAGAGAACGGCGCCTCTATCAGTGCCGGGGATGTTTTAGTTTCAGCTGACAGCGATGGTCTTGTAACATGGGCATCTTCTACAACTATTGGTGGATGGAAAAATGATACATCATGTACGAAGAAAATAGAAATAACTCAGAAAGCTACTAGATTCGCATCCTTCCAAAATAGCAATGGATATACTCGAGTAGATATTCCATCTATAGGTGCACATAATATAGATATGTATTTTGGTAACTATAGCGAAGATGATTATGAGGTTAATCAAGGCCACTTTATATCTAAAACCTATGCTGGTGGCGGTTCGCTTAGTATAAGGACTGGTATACTTGAACCATGTCCTACTACCATTAGTAGTAGAGATCTTGTATCCGGAAGTGTCCAAAGACCGCGTTTTAGCGTTGGAAACTATGGTGAAATAGTTATAGGAAGTGCAAATCCGATGAATGATCCAAACTCTATTACTCCAATCTCTAAGGGTTTAAGTTTAGATTCTTTAAAGATATATTCAAGCATATCTGAGGCGGGATGGGATAATATGAATCCTAATATTCATTTAATAACCACTAGCACTTCTAATAATCCTTATACAAATGGTTTAATCAAGTTTAGTCCGTATCAAACGGGAGGTAACGAAGAAGGATATAACTCTACAACTTCTATCGAGATGCTTAGAACCTGGTCTGGTACAAATGCAGGGCCCGGTAATATCCGATTCTTAGGAGTTGGTAAAAGCACTAAATCGGCAACAATTTCAGCAGATTACGGTTTACCTACAATCAATTCAACAACAGGTCGAGGATCTACCGGAGATGTTGGTGCTCATGTCATGATGATACCTGATGCTGAATTTCCTAACAAATATGGTGAAGATGGTAAGACTTATGATTACTATGAGCTTATCGATAAAGACATTCACGTTTCTAGATTATTACTGAGTTACAATGTGGATGGAGTCGCCAATACTACTGATTTTAACACAGATTACTTCAATAAAACAGTTAATTTATATAAATGGGGAACTGCATCCTCTGGATGGACAGCCGGATCTTCTTATTGGGGATATAATAAATTTTATGGTTCTAGAGGAACTTCCTTTAATGGTTCTGGTAATATGCCAAATGGATTTCATTTAGATTATGATACTACAGATACTATTAATAGCCAAGCGGTGAATGGTCAATATCTAGGAGCGTCAGCTGATGATCGAGAATCTATTATTGCATGGAATTCACCATCAAGCGGAGTAAGATTTACTCCTATGAATTTTAGCAATCCATCTTCTACTTCGGTAGGTCAAAAAGGATTAGCATGGATAGATTTCAACATTGATATGGGATTAATGATCGAGATCGATGGAGATGGCTCTACTCAAACTACTTCTAATCAGACCTACAATGGAATTGTAGCTGGGCCAGGACAAGCTAATTCTGATTGGTCTACTTCCTCCGCATATAGGACATTAGGATCTCCAACATTAAAGTATTTAAGAATAAAGCTCGCGGAGGCAGATTCTTCTAAATTAGGATTAACTTCCTTTATTGATAACAATGATTATACGAACAGAAAGGATATTCTTACCGGTGCGACTGCTACTCAATTAAAAGATATGAACTTTTTAGATGTTTCGGCGTATCCAGCATACAATGAATATAATCTTAGAAATTTATATCATACTGATTGGTATCCAGGATGGTGTAAACCTATGGAAGGAAATTTGTATTTAGATCAAGATTTCGGTTTCGCTGCTCCATGGACTGATGGATATCGACGCTGGAGTGTATGGGATGATTCTGCGACGCAATCAATACGTCCTTGGCAAAATACAATTACACCTATTTGGGGTGGTGGATACGGAGATTTATCATCGTGGGGTTCGAATGCGTTTGATAAATATAGATGGTCAGGATTAAATAAGACAGATTATTCTGGTAGGTATCAAACATCTCCATTTATGTGGAGAGTTATCGCGGAGTATGATACCGCGAACGTAGGTGGTGCAAACCCTCCAATAAATTCGTACATTGAAGTTGCATTTCCTCCAACATGGACAGGTATTAATACAGCCGACACGGATATTTGGAGGACTGGTGATCCAGGTTTATCATCGATTCATGATACTAGAACTGAACAAAACGGAGGTATTAAGCCTATAATTCCTATAATGGTTAACCAATTTATACATAGACCTAACCTCATATCAGGATCGAAGCAGAGATTTAACCTAGATTATGCAATGAACTTTTTAGATAGAACTGCGGCTTTCTATGGTTCGCATGGATTTTCTCTGAGCGGTCAAGGTATGGTTAAATGGAATAGAGCTGGAAGTAGTTGGTACGATCCAAACCCATAATTTAATTAAATAATGACAAAAGACGATAAACAAAAAATCAGAACAGTTATAGAACAATTCGCAGAAGTCTACCAGGAAATGGAAACGATTGAGAGTGAATTGATAACTCTCGAAAAGAGACGAACTGAAGTTATTGATCGAGTTAAATCTATCCGAGAAGCGGAATCTAAATTATTAGAAGAAATGCGAGAGAAATATGGTGATGTTACTCTTGATTTAGAAAAGATGGAAATAATAAAATGATATGCGAACATCAAAAATTAGTCTTAATCATATCTTATTTGTAGCCGTAGCCATTATGGCTATTTTGATGCTAAGACAGTGTGGTAAGATTGAATCGCTTAAAACTGAAAATCAAGTAGGAGTTCAAAATATCGTGGCATTGAATGATTCAATCAGAGTCATTAAAAACGAATGGAACGAAGATATAGTATTAAAGAATTCGTTCATAGCAGATAAAGAAGATTTAGAAGAATTAAACCAAGAACTTGCAAATCAAGTTAAAAGGCTTGAAGGTGAAGTCTTGTATATCTCTAATGTTTTATCTACAATCAAGAATGATACCGTATATGTCGAGAATGAAGTAATTCAATATCCAGATGGAGTTAACGAGCTTTCTTGGTCGTTCGAAAATGATTTCGGTAATGGTAATTCTCGAATCCTAGGTGGTAATTCTAAGTTCATTCTTGATACTTTAGGCGGCGCATTTAATATTATAGATAAAGGAACTACCATATCAAGAGATATCCTAAATTTAAGGCTAACAACTGGATTAACTGAATTAGATGATTCGTATCAGATATATGTTAAGACTGATTATCCTGGAATTACGTTCTCAGAAATAGATGGTGCTATTCTGGATAAAGATAGATTTATGAAGCAAACTCAGCCTAATTGGATATTTGGTCCTTCTGTTTATTTTGGATTAGGAATCGATCCTTTAAATAGAACGGCAGGTCCTCAGATTGGTGTTGGATTATCCGTCACGTTCAATTTGAATAAATATATAAACAACATCTTCAGGAAATAATGGCCACTAACTCGAAATACGTACAATTATCAAATCAGGTATTACTAGAGTATCAATACCGTAATCAAGGTTCGACTGCCAACGAGCTAACAACTTCACAGGCACCTTGGTACTTGATGGAGAACGATCACGATAAAACGATCTCTATATTCAATAACGATAATTCTACGAATGAGACTGGCAATGTTAGAACTCGTATGGGAGTTCTTATTGATTCTACAACATCTAAATATGGATATCTGAAGCTAGATCAGATCACTGCATTAAATGATTATGATCCTAAGCTTACTGATACAGTTGATTTACCGGTTACATTTTCGACTACACAAAACGTAGCCTATGATGTTATTAGATTACATCTTGTACAAGGATTTAATTATGAAAACAATGAAGGCTTTTTCTTTAGAGCTGGATTTGATTCACAAGCAGATCAAAAAGTTTATCATACAAACTTAGCCTATAGAAAAGCCGATTCATACGCAAAAATTAATCCTGAGCCTTTTATTTTAGGTGGTAAGTACTATGCTTCCTATGTAGAAATATTAGTGCCTGCATTATATAATTTGATTGAAGAATTTAGAGATGCGAGCTATTCGGGTTCTCCTACTGGAGATTTGCCATCATCGCGATTAACTGGCGGCAGTGGACCTAAGTATAGCTCACTCATTAATGTAGACTTTGGATGGATTAAGAATAACACCACAATCAATGGACAAAACTATTACAATGTCTTTGATTTAGTATCTTTAGATCTTCCTGTATTAGATCAATTCAATGATGTATCGGCGGTAGTTCAGAATTCTACACAAGGTGATTACATTGAATTATATGCTGCATATAACGGCAATATTATTGATAACTTTATTACTCAACTAAACAATGCTCCAGGTAATGATTATATTATTTTGCATGAATTAAATGTTTACGAGCATGTTTGGAGTGGTGGTGCAACTGCATCATGGATTCAAACAAGTAAATTAGAATTTGTTCAAGATAGTAACTATGAAGATCCTGTATTATATAGACCTGTTATACAAAATCAAGCGGCTCAAGCATATCGTTTAGATTATGTAATCAGATTATTCAATAGAGATGATAATACTTCTATATGGAAGACTGCTTCTGCTCAATTTAACAATGCGGCCAAATACGGAAAAACTTTACAGAAGATTGCTTTAGGATTAAATCCAATTCAACCTAAAGTCTATAATAAGATTTATGATAAGAAAGTAAGTATGTACAATGGAGCTGATACTACAATCGGCAAGGATGAAGCATCTTACGCAAAATTTGTCACTTCATTTATGGAGAGCAATCAGGTTCTTATCACATCACAGAATGCCTATTTACAAAGAGATCCTAATACAAATAAGATCACGTATAAGACCGTTGGCAATAGTCAAACTGAAACTATATTTGCTCAAGGCCTTGGTAAGATTAATTTAACATCGGCAGATACTTTCTTGAAATTTGTGATATATCAAGGTGATCCTCAAAAGGTTGTTAAATTTTTAGATTTGAATGGTCTTGGCGATATGTATCTAAATTTCTTTACTAATTCTGGTGAAGTTAAAAAATTCAAGGCATATCAAGATCCTACCATATCTCCATCTAGCGGTGAAGTATTATTCAAAATTCCGGCTGATGATTCTAGAGAAGTTTCTAAGTATAATGATAACACATTCTCGATTACATCGAATAATGGTGAAGCAGAATCCCAGTTATATACAGGAACGTTTAATAGAATTGAAGGTACGGTATCTGCATTCGCTGATAGAAAGATTACGAATCTAGAAACTCAATTAGCGGAACTAAATAAAGCTTACAATGCGTTGCGAGCTTTATATGATACTAGTGTTGTTAACAACAACGATTTGAAATCAGCTAACAAGTCTCAGAATACTTTAATACAAGATTTACAAAGAGCGCTTAAACAAAGCATACAGGAAAACAATTTCTTATTAGAAGATGATGAGCAAGATGAGATCGAAAAGGAAGAGTTAAGAAGACAAATCGCCGAGCTCGAAGCTTTGGCGGCTACACCACCTCCATCAGAAGAACCACAAGATCCAGTAAACCAACCAACAGATCCTATTACTGGTGCACAAATCGTGGTAGTAGATCCAAGCACACCATCGCAATATGTGAATGCTAAAAAGAACAAGTTAGTTTCGAGTATTAAAAAATCTCCAACTTCTCCATATATGCCAAAATCTAATGCGAGGCCGGGTGAAGCATATTCTAAATATGATACATCAATTGATGATCGTGAGAAATATAGTAGAGATATTCCACGTAGATTCTAAAATAATTATAGCCGATGTTTCTAAACGCAAGATCTGATTTATTTAAAGTTGAATTTCCTAGAACATTCATACCTAAGGCAATTAGGGATAAGTATTCTCAGTATGTTTTTAGAATGCCAACTATGATTAATGATGTTACTGACTTAGTTAATTATACTATTCAAACGGTTACAATTCCTACGATGAATTATACGCCAGTTGAGCAAGTAAAACCTGAAGTTAAGAATAGATTTGCGCAAGGAGAAAACAATCCGAATTCATTAGGAACCTCATCAACCGATGCAGGAAGGACTCGTCGCTGGAGATCATCACAAAACTATCAAGAAATATTCACTAAAGAATTTACGATTACCTTTCAATTAGTCGATGGCCATGTAAATTATTGGATTCTTTTAGATACGCTTTTGTATTACTATGATCCTACTACCAAAGCTAGATTTAGTGATAACATTCCTATCAGAATTCTAGATGCCGAAGGTAATGTGATGTTTACCGCATTGTTTATCGATTGTCTATTTACCGGATTAACTGAATATCAATTATCGTATTCAGACTTATCACAAGAATTTAAGACTTTTGATGCAACGTTCCAATATAATACCTTGGATCTACAATTATTGCCACAGACACAAGTTAACAAAGCTAAATTTCAAGTAGGAACTACAGCATCATTTAAGTAAGATATATAATTAAAATACCGATTAAGATGGAAACATTCAAAGAATATTTAGATTCTCAAAAACCTGAAAATCTAGCTAAAATACTAGAAGAAAGCGTTGATTATCAATTAACCGAACAAGAAGAAGCGATGATCGATGATGCGGTTGCTATATTCTTAGCAGAAGGCAAAGATATACATGATTTAGAGAATGAATTTACGAATGAAGGTTTATTTGGATCTATTATTGGTGGTTTAACTGGAGCTGCGTTAGGTAAGACTGTAGGCCAAACTATCGCTAAAGTTCTTGGTATCCAGAAAGGTGTTTTATACGATCTATTAACTTCAAGGCTTGTTGCCGCAGCATTAGGTGCTACTCTAGGCAAGAACCTTTAATACAAACTATATGAGTTTATTTGCCATTGATTTCTCAATCAATTCAACCGCGATATGTGTACTAAATCGAGGCCAATTACATTGGTTTAGTTTCGCATCTAATTTAGATTTATCTAAGAAAGCCTTTTCTGTACACAATGATTTAGACGGTTTAGGACTTAACATGAAAGGCTATTCTCGAGAAAAGCCTAAAGATCTTGATTATACACAGGAACAAGCATGGAAAGTCAATAATGCAAACTATCTATCATACAATATAATAAACGCGATAGCGCCGTACATAGAAGAAGATTCAATATTTGCGTTTGAAGGTTTTAGTTATGGATCTAAAGGAAATGCATTTATCGATTTGATAACTTACAATACGTTTCTAAAGTCTAAAATTTTGCGAGTTGCTAAATCAGATATTCTAGTCTATCCTCCAAAGACTATTAAGAAATATTTCACAGGTAATGGCAATGCTAATAAGGAAAAAATGTTAGAATCTTTTAAGACTCGTGAAGATGAACTGCTATTATCAGATCCTTTCCATAAGTATATTTTAGATACGAACTATGGAGACAAAATCCCTAAACCGGTCGACGATTTGGTTGATGCTTTTGCAATTCTTTGCTACTTGAGGGATGGTGGCAACTCTGATGCTTGATCCTGTCGCTGCAACCAGAACAACCGACTGAAGGACTATAATGGACTATGCTGATCTTACTATATTAGATTACCGGAAATTACAGATAATTATTATATGAACTCTCGGATAGTCAGTTTCAATATTGCATCTTTTTATGAAAATATTTTTAGTTGAAACTTTTCATACATAACCTTATATAATAAATAACGGCTCCTCACGGTGAGGTAGTCTAGTAAATAAAGTGTTATACAAAAATTAATTAAGTGTTATGAGTGAATTTGATTTATTCAACCTGTCTCTGGAAGATTTTCAGAACAACCAACCAGATACTGAGCGTGGTCCTGGTATCTACAAAGCAAATCCTACCGAAGGTAAGGATAATGTTTATCGATCTGTAATTAGGTTCTTGCCTAATCCAAAAGATCCTAAAAATTCAATCGTTAAGAAATTCTCTTACTGGTTGGAGGATTCTCAAGGTAATGCGGGTTACTTTGATTGTCCATCTACTGTCGGTGAAAAATCTATTATTGCCGATACCTATTGGAAACTCGCAAAATCGGATTCTGCATTCGATCAAAAACAAGCAGAAAAAATTCGTAGAAAGGAATATTACTTTTCTATCGTACAAGTCGTAAAGGATCCACAGCGTCCTGAATTGGAAGGTACCCTTCAAATCTTCCGTTATCCTAAAACTTTGAAAAAGTTCATCGATGCACAAACTTCTCCTTCGGTTGAAGATATTGAATTGAGCGGTGCAGAACCATGTAACGTTTTCGATCTTTTCGAAGGTAAGGATTTCTCATTGAAGGTAACTCTCAAAGGTGGTTACTGGAATTACGATGAGTGCAAATTCTTGTCAACTTCTTCCGTTCAAGTAAATGGTGTTGCTATGGAAAATAACGAAGAAGGACGTAAAGCAATCATGGAATATCTTAACGATTCTCCTGATTTGAGTGTTTACTACTACAAAGCGTGGTCTAAAGAACAAACCGATAAGCTTTACACAATCCTTCAAGATATTTCTGGTAATCCAGGCGAATCTTATCGTAAGCTTACTCCGGAAGAAAAAGGTGAAGCACCTTCTGAATCTGCATCAGGTAAACTTCCGGCAATGCAACCTAATGAAGCATTCGAAACAGAAACTACTACAAGCAAAGCTTCTGAATCCGATGATGAACTAGAAAATTGGTTGAATAGCGCTGTCTAAATAAAACCATCAGGGCCCCTTTTCGAGCCATCG